TTATTCGGGAATACGTTAATCGAGGAAAAAAACTAGAACAAAAATATGGATGTAATGTTTCATATTGTGCTCCTGTTCCTGTAGAATTCGAAGGAAGACGTATACCTAAAACTGGATATTATAAAAAGACTCCATTCTTTGGTTCGTTAGAAGAACGCAAAACTCTTACTGAAAATTTTATTAACGAGCTTGATAAACACAGTAAAGGAAAAATTATTGTTCCTCCTACAGAATGGTATCAAATGGATCCTGAAAAATATGCAAATACATATATGGAATTTGGCGGATCATTTCATATTGCGCCACCATATTATCATAGAAATGATTGGGGAGTAACTGCTATTGGCACATAATCATCATGTAATAGATGGAATTAATAAAGATATTAATCCATTATTTGGAGATCCGAAACAATATTACTTGGATCTTGCAGGAGATTGGGAGGATCCTTATGGTCCTCCTAAAATCGTTATACACGAAGGAATAAGAGTAGTACGCGATGATTACCTGGTAGGTAGTAAAGTTCGTGGCGGTGATTGCTTAATCTCTTCTTTACCAGAACATATCGATACAATTGTTTATGTGCAACCGCGTACTGGATTAGCAGGAGTTTCGATTCTCGATGTTGCTAAACGCCATGGTAAGAAAGTAAAACTATTCATGCCATCATCAAAAAGAATTTCTTCTCATCAGGCGTGTTGTATTGAGCGCGGAGCAGAAGTAGAGTTTCATCGTATTGCAGCAATGCCTAATTTGAATTCTATTGCAAAGAAATGGGCGGACGAAAGAGCGAATGCTTTCTTTGTTCCTCTTGGACTAAAGCATGAAATGGTTACTGCAGGAATTGTAAAATCAGCTTCTACTATTGATCCTCCAGATAAAGTCTATGTTGCAACATCAACTGGCGTATTAACACGTGCTTTACAGATTGCTTGGCCAGATGCTGAGTTTGTTTCTGTTTGCGTGTCACGTAACATGAAAGCCGGTGAGCTTGGTAAAGCTTTACCTATTTCTGATCCATTAGCATTTACAGCTTCTGAGAAAAAAGAAAATTTACCGCCATTTCCAAATATTGATACCTATGATGGTAAAGTATGGAAGTATATACCTAAGAATACTGGAGAGAATATTCTTTTCTGGAATGTTGGTAAAGAACCTGAACTAAATGATAAAACAATCTATGACAGCGTAGATTCATATAGAGATTGGAAGAAAAATGCCAAAGAAATGGTTGAATGAAGAAGCACTTGACGTATTAGTAAATTATTATTATCCAAAAGCAAAATGGTTACAGATTAATTGTAACTGGGGTAAATTAAGTTATTTAGGTCCTGAAGCTGACAAAGAAATTAATGATCCGTTAATGCAATATATCGATATATATGACTGCTATAGTCGTAATGCTGCAGGTTTTTCCAATGTGCTTCAAGATCTAAAGTATAGGAGTGATACTCCAAAACGGCATCATCAAATTAAGAATCCATCTCTCGGTAAACCACATTGGGATTTAGTTGACAAATATGTTACTGATAAATGGGATCTGAAAACATGGCTATTTGTTTATATGGCACATAGAGCAACAGGATCTGGTGCATCCTTTACTCGTGACCATGGTTATAGAAATAGTGCTGTGTTCAAATGGGGTATAATGGAATCAATTGAAGAAATGATACAAGACTTAAAATATCGTAAAGCAAATAAGATTTCTACATTTACTTCAATTGGTAATCAACCTCCATCGCCACGTAAGGGTGTAACCGTTATTGATTATATTACTGAAGAGCTTCCACCTTTACTTGATAAGGTTATTGATTGGCTTCATACTGGACAAAAGAAAACTCATAAAGAAGTAGTCGACTATCTTAACGACTATAATATAAACCAAGGGCATAAGAGATTTAATTTTGTGTATGCAGCATTTTCATATGATTTAGGTGACTATCATAAAGACTTAGTCGATGATATGTCACACGGATACTTTGGTAATAATGCAGTACGTTGTATGAAACTTTTATCAAATGGTTATACAACGGACGAAATGATGGATGTATTATGTGAAAGAATGGGTGGTGCACCAAGAGATAATGAAGATGTAATGTGTGACTTTGTACGTTTTGGTCAAAACTATGTACCACGCTCTGATGATACGTTTGACCATGTTCCTTCAACAATTGAAAATAATTCAGGATGGATTTCTGGATGGGAACAACGTCAAGGTAAACCGAATGTAAGTGTACAACTTAGCGATTTTATGGTATAATATTACTTTTAGGAGATAATCATGCCACGTAGAAATGAAAAAATAAAAGCTACTCAAGCTTATTGGATTAAAAAAGAAAACGGAAAAGGATACAGCGTGTATTCATATGATAGACTTCATGAACTTATCGATGATGGTACTATTAGGCCAGGCTATTTAGTTCAAATTCGAGTATCAAAAGGTAATCACTAATGTCATTAATGCAAAAATTAAAAAAGAATTCTAAACTTGAAAATACTGAGATATTGTCTAAATCAAAATTCTTTTCAGAAAAAGATATGATCCCCACTGCAGTTCCTATGCTGAATGTTGCATTGTCTGGTTCAGTGGATGGAGGTTTAACACCAGGTCTAACAGTTCTTGCTGGACCTTCTAAGCACTTTAAAACATCATTTGCTTTGATGATGGCTTCAGCGTATATGAAAAAATATGATGATGCTGTTATGTTATTCTATGATTCAGAGTTCGGTTCACCACAATCTTATTTTGAAGCATTTGATGTTGATGTTGAACGCGTACTTCATACGCCAATCACTAACGTAGAAGAACTTAAATTTGATTTAATTAGTCAGCTAGAAAATATCGAACGCGGCGATCACGTTATTATTGTTATAGATTCTATTGGTAATCTTGCTTCTAAGAAAGAACTTGAAGATGCTATCAATGAAAAATCTGTTGCAGATATGTCACGTGCTAAAGCTTTGAAAGGTCTATTTAGGATGTGTACACCGTATCTTACCATGAAAGATATTCCATTACTTGCTGTTAATCACACATATAAGGAAATCGGATTATTTCCTAAAGATGTTGTTGGCGGTGGTACCGGTATATACTATTCAGCTGATACAATCTGGATTCTTGGTAGACAGCAAGATAAACAGGGTACAGAAATTATTGGTTACAACTTTGTAATCAATGTAGAAAAATCCCGTTATGTGAAAGAAAAATCTAAAGTACCTATTACTGTATCATGGGAAGGTGGCGTAGAAAAATATTCTGGCCTAATCGATGTTGCTATGGCTGGTGGTTTTGTTGTTAAACCGTCTAATGGTTGGTATCAAAAAGTAAATAAAGATACTGGTGAAATGATTGAGCCAAAGGCACGATTAAAAGACACTTTAACAGAAGATTTTTGGTCAGATATTTTATCTAATGAACAATTCAAACAATTCGTAAAGAAACATTATACAATTGGCTATAGATCAGAAATTGAAGGAGATGTTGTACAAGAGGACGAAAGTAGTGTATAATATATCAAAAGCTGATTATGATGTTGTGTCGATATTAGAAACAAATCATGACTCAATAAAAATTATAACTGGTAAATACTCCGGAACTATTGTAACTTTTGATAATGTTTTATTAACAGAACCAACAAATGGACAAGAGAGCGCTAAGCTCTCTTTCCATTATGTAGTAAATGAATCTTACCTTGATAAAGAAGATTTGGAAACAAATGATTTTAAACAATATCTTGGTGAGTTATTAGAATATATTATGTGGTCTTCAATCGAAGAAGAAAATTTTAAAGTAGGAAAAATTAATGATTCAAACAATGATTCTAAAGAATCTACTGGAAAATGATAACTATACCCGTAAAGTTATTCCTTTTCTTAAAAAAGATTACTTTGAAGGACAAAGTAAAATAATATTTGATCTTATTTTAAATTATGTTGCTAAATACAATAAGTTACCTACGCCTGAAATTCTAAAAATAGAAGTTGATACTATTAATATGAGTGATGAACAATATCGCTCTACTTTAGAATCAATTGAAGAAATCCAAAAAGAAACACAAAAAGTTGATGATACTTGGTTACTTGATAATACTGAAAAGTGGTGTCAAGATCGAGCTATATATTTGGCTATTATGAAATCTATTCAGATCATTGACGGTAAAGATCAACAGTTAAGTAAAAACGCATTACCTGAATTATTATCAGATGCTTTATCTGTTTCCTTTGATCGTAATATCGGCCATGACTATATTGACAATGCTGAAAATAGATTTGAATTCTATCATAAAGTAGAAGAAAGAATTCCATTTGATCTAGAATACTTTAATACTATAACTAAAGGTGGATTGCCAAAGAAAACTTTAAATATTATTCTTGCAGGTACTGGTGTAGGTAAGTCTTTGTTTATGTG